CGGTCGGATGAAATTTGGGCCGGCTGCAAGGTCAAAGTATTTGGCCGTGCTTACTGGGACAGCAATGTTCACAAGACAGTATTGCTGGCGCTCGAACAGGTGTTATTGGTCAGCCAGGGCGAGCGCCTGGTTAGCGGTGAAGCCAGTCCGGATGACGTATTCGCCGCTTTTGCCCCTACTGCGGATTTGGCGCCGCCGACTGGGTTATCCCAGCCTACCGGCGTCTACCCAGCGGTACAGAAACAGGACAGTGCCTGGGCGGTGTAGAAACTTGGCAGCCGCTGACCGCGTTTTTCTCCCCGTGAACGCTTAGGCGGCTGCCGCCACTCTTTTAGAAAGGGACGTTATGGACCTTATTCCCAACGATTCTGAGACTATCGCCAAGCTGATAATCATGCTTTGGCTTGTGGTCGGCATACCACTAGTGATTGCCGAGATACTGCATACATTGGTTGTTTGCGTCACTAAACAGGAGCGAAGATAAGTTATGCCAAAGAAAATTGTACTCGCCTTCCCACCCGGCTTGCTTGAAGAGGTTGACTTTGTGGCACGAGCCGAGCATCGCACACGTAGCGATCTGATTCGTGAAGCGTTGCGCCGGTATATCGAGAACGTCCGACGCCAAGGCGTTCCGATTCCTAGCCGAGTCAACCCGCAAGCGGAATACGCCGATGACTAGAGAGTTAAATCTACAGAGTCTCTTTAACGACTTGTGCAACGACATTGACAAGATCGTTGGCAAGTACGTTACCGCATACCAGCCGCGTATTTCGAAGCATGAATTGCGCGATGGGTATCTAGTCAGCCTTACAGCCAAATGCAAGATCTGCGGCAATTTTGTTATGGCTTCGATCTCGACGACAGAAGACAGATGGGCCCATACCCTGGCGCGCTTCTTCATCCAGCGGGCGGAATTTCACGCTAAATCGGAACATCGTATTTTGACTGAATTCAAGTTTGTTCCGAAGACTCCGCTATCACGCAGGACACACTAGGCGGAATTGAGGCTCTTATGAAACCCGGTCGTGTCTACGGTGACGTTGAAACTTTCACACGGCTTCCTGGCAGGGACCCACTGAAAGACTTCGGCGCTTATCGATATTCAGTAGACACGACCACCGGGTTTAATTCTGCCGTTCTCGGCTGGCAAGGGGCAGGCTTGTTGACGTATGAATACAACCAGGTACAGGGCGCCGATTCTATTTTTGCCCAGCACCTCCGCGCCCTGTTAAGCAACCCCGATTTAAAATTCGTCTTCCACTACGCTTTATTCGAGCTGGCAATGATCAAGAACAAGCTAGGCATTGTCATTCCGCCTAGCCGAGTAATTGATACTTACGCCAAGCTCGGCTATTACGGCTATCCGCGTGGATTGGATGAAGGCGCCAAAGCGGTTGGCAGTCCCATTCTGAAAGACCTTGTGAAGAAAGGCACCATGCAAGAGCTGGCTAAAGGGAAGTGGACGCCAGAGCAGAAGCCGCAGGAATTCAAAGACTTGTACGAGTACAACAGAATAGACGTACTCGCGACAATAGAGATTGATATGAGACTCCCTGATTTACCGCCTGATGTTCAGCGGCTATGGGAGCTTGATGTGGAAATTAATATGCGTGGCGTCCCTGTTGATGTCCGCGCCATCGAAAACGCTTTAGCGCTTAAGGAAAAGCTGAAGCTGGAAGCTGACCAACGTATGCAGGAATTAACGGCCGGCTTTGTTCAGACGGTTGGGCAGGTCGAGAAGATTCAAGAATTCGCCAAAGCCTGGGGCGTTGACATGATTGATTGCACTGCGGACACAATCAGGCGGACATTAGCCGAGCCGATACCATCCGCGGTGCGCGCGGTTTTAGAGCTGCGTCAGGAAGCTGGGCTGACATCGTTGGGTAAGTATGAGCAAATGCAGCAACGTCAGGTCGGCGGGCGGCTCTACCACGAATTCAACACATACGGTTGTTTTACTGGCAGACCAAAAGGTGGCGGCGTTCAAGTCTTGAATCTCGCTCGGTCAACTAAAGCCGACTGGTACGCCAAATATATCAGCGAAGCGCCGGAATTTATTCCCATCGTTTTCAATAAGCCGCTTACATGCCTGAAAGAAGGCATACGCGGAGTCATCAAAGCCAGTGAAGGCAAAGTCCTGGTTGGCGGTGATCTGGGACAGATTGAAGCGCGCGCTACTTTCTGGGCAGCCGGTGAGCCCAAACTTCATGAGCTGTTCGGACCAGGCAAAGACCCTTATTGCGTCTACGGTAAGATGCAGTGGGGCAGAGAGATTACTAAGGATGACTTGATCGAGCGGACGGCGGCCAAGGCAACGGTTTTAGGTATGGGCTTTGGTGGCGGCATCGGTGCGCAACAAAGAGGCGCGGAGCAGTACGGCACCAATCTTGATGTCCTGGCGGACCTGTTAATACCGACTGCGACGTTACAGGAATTAGAAACCGCCGAGTATTGCTACCAATACTATCTTAAGAGCAAGCCGCTTAAACCGCTTAACGAGCGCCAAGGCTATGCGGCTGACATTTTGAAACAGCGGTTCAGAAAAGACTTTGCGCGAATCCCGGCATACTGGGAAGAGCTGATGAACGCTTTTCTCTATGGCGGACAAGCCGGGCCCGTTTTCTTCGAGGTAAAGCCAAGCGGCTTGCGCATATTGACTCTGCCATCCGGTCGGCAGCTTTTTTACCACGACGTAAGAATCAAGGACTACGACCCCACGGATGACGAGGAAGACAGCAAGAGCCGGATTACTTACCAGGCACGAGACAAGAAATTCCGTACCAAAGTTTGGAAGGGCTTGTTGATGGAGAACATAGCGCAAGCTATCAACCACGATATTTCCACGTGGTACATGCTGCAAGCTAACAATAACATCGCGCCCGTTGTTCACCAGTGCTACGATGAATTCACTCTTGAAGTGGACAAGCGGTATGAAGATTGGGCGCGAGAACAGCTAGAGAAGCTGACAAAGACGCAACCGGCATGGTCTGCTGGTCTGCCGATTATTTTTGATGTTTGGTCAGGAGAACGATATGGTTAAAGAGATGATCGCAAAATATCCCGGCACTTGCTACGGCTGCGGCGAGCCGATAGAGGAAGGGCAACGCATTGTCTGGTTTGGCGGGGGCGAAGCCTACCACCGTGAGTGCGAGCCTCAAAACAGCATCCGCCGAAACGAGGACGAAGGCTTTGAAGACCTGTTCGAGCACGAAGGACAATTAGATGTCTAAAATCCTAGCCATCGACCCTGGCGTGTCCGGTTCAGCCGCCCTTTTTCATGGGACTGAGCCGATAGATGTTATTTCGTTCGCGCACACGAAACGTTGGTGGAGCGCTCTTTCGAGGTGGATGTGGCTTGAATCTCCCGACTACATCGTAAAAGAAAGGGTAAACGGTTGGGCAGGTCAGGGTGGAAAATCTCAATTCAATTTCGGTTGGACGGATGGCGCTGCCTTCGTCGCTATCGATTTATTCCACAAGCCTGTAGAGCTGGTAGAAGCGACATGGTGGCAGCGGCGGATTGGTTTGCCTCATCACTACGAAGCGAAGACCCGAGATCAGGCTCGACGACTTAGCAAGAAAGACCAGAAGGAATTTTGCCTTCAACGCTGGCCGTGGTTGAAAGAGTGGGACGAAGTTAGGGACACCGAAAACGGTGGCAGAGCGCGTCCCGACATCTGGCAATCAGTTTGTATAGGGTACGCCAAGGCTCTCGATCTGGCTGGCGTTCCTTTAGGGCAGACATGATCACCATACTAAATGAGGGAAGTTAATGCCGAGGTCAATACAACACTTGAACGCTCTCAACGTCTCTAAGGATAAAGGGGCAAAGTCGCTTGAAGAGGGCGCCAATTGGCAAGTACGAGTGCGTTATACGCAGACTCGCACTTGGCTGGTTCGGGCGCTGTCGGAGAAAGACGCACGCGAAGCCGCGCTTTATTGGGCAGAACGGTTTTTCCGTCCACAAAAACACGACAAATTGAAAGTCGTTAGTATAGAGATTCAGTTATGCGACAAGAATTACTAGACGCAGTTTTTGACCAGGACCGGGTTTCCGGTCTAACGCACAATTTCTACCGGTATCCGGCGCGCTTTTCTCCCAAGTTTGCACGGGAAATGATCCGCGAATTTTCTGAGCCAGGCGACCTTGTTTATGACCCTTTTGTTGGTGGCGGCACGACACTGGTAGAAGCTCGGACTCAGGGACGACTCGCTGTCGGCACGGATATAAATAGCTTGGCTGTTTTCGTCTCCCAGGTGAAGACAACTAAGTTATCTGACGCCGATATCGACATACTCCGGCGCTGGGCCAAATTAACCTTACCAAGCATAAACCTGCGCAAACCCTCCAGCACGCCGCTACACTGGGTTGATGCTGGCTACCAAATCAATATCGACACGCGAAAAACATGGCGGATGCGAAAGGCCGTCGAATTGTTCCTTGAACGAATCAACGACCTGGAGCTTGAACATCAGAGAAACTTTGCTCGATGCGCGCTACTCAATACAGCGCAATGGGCATTGGATTGTCGGAAAACGATTCCTAGCATTGATCAGTTTCGTGCAACATTCATGAAACGTCTGGAGCTTATGCTCTTGGGAGCGCGAGATTTTGCTCGGCTATTGCAAGCAAATCCGGTTGATATTGAGATCGGTCACGATGGTGTGGCGTGCTTTGAACAGTCAGTCAAGGAAGTCGAGAAATTATCGGTACTGAAGAAGCATCCTCCAAAGCTGATTGTTACTTCTCCGCCGTATCCTGGCACGCACGTTCTATACCATCGCTGGCAGGTTCAGGGCAGACGTGAAACTAAGGCTGCATACTGGATTGCAAATAAGCAGGATAGTCATTCTGCTCCGTACTATTGCATGGGCAGCTACCGCAATAAAGACAACTCGGACTATTTCGAAAACCTTCTGCAATGTTTCACGGCACTTGCAAGAATCGTTCGGCCTGATACTTTGGTCGTGCAGATGATGGCGTTTCCTCAACCAGAGCGGCAATTGGAGAAATATCTTGAGGCAATGCGCCAAGCGGGTTTCCATGAAATAAAGAAGGCAATCGGGATGTCCGATGATGGACGCCTCTGGCGTACAGTGCCCAGCCGTAAGTTTTATGCAAGACACAACGGCCATGGTACAGGTAACGAAGTCGTTCTGTTCCATAGCCGTTGCGGCTAATATTATTCCTCTGTCCATTCAACGGTGACTGTCAGGTTTCCGCTTGCCACCATTGAGCCGTTTCCGTTGAGCGCCAATATTTCAGACGTGCCGCGTAACACAATTGGCGCGCCTGTCTTTGACGCGTCAAAAATGTAGGGCGGCTGGGTTCCTGGCGCCGCTGTGCTGTTCAAGTTCGAGTGGCGCAGTGTAGCAATAGTACCCTGTGATATTCCCAATCCGCTCGGGTTGGTTGTATAGTAGTGCAATACTGCGGTAGGATTGTCGCTAGTTGTGTCGCGCTTAGCATAGGGAACAGACGTGGCAGCGCCCATGTCGTCCGTGTATCGCCGGATAAGGTTGATGACCTGGGTATTGGACGAATTTACCGAATTCGAGTAAACAACATACACTGTCCATACTTTGACTATCTTCGTATCTGACCCTCTTATCGTAAAGAAGTCAGTGGCATTAGTGGCATTGGGAAAAGTAATACCGGCAGAATACGTAGCCCGCTTTTGTACAGGCTCAACCGGTAGCGGGTTGCTTGTACCGCCTACCTCCGTGATATTCGTTATGATCGGAATTATTGCAGCCGTGGTTGTGTAAGCGTTTACAGTAACGCTGCCGGAAGAAAAATTGGAAATTCGCGCTCGTAGATACTGATAACCATGCACTGGCAGGCTCCAATCGCCAGCAGAGCTTGTAGATGTACCAGTAGCGCCGGTCGCGCGATTAAACCCTGCTATCGGCACCCAAGTTGAATTGTCAAAAGACGCCTCAAAATTCACCGTAGCGTTAAACGTGCCGCTTATGCTTAACACTGCCGTTGAAGCGTTGTTTAGCTTTAGCGCAATACCGTTACCGTTTGTCGTGGCTGCGTATTGAATTGGCGTAGCACTGCTTACTATGTCATTGTTGACGGTAGACAAGACACCGCCAAACGATAAACGCTTAATTTCACCGTCGCCACCGGCACCCCAAAACGAGTAGCCGTACAAAAAGCCATCAGTGCCTGCTACTAAGCCTGTAAGCACTTTTACAGACGGCAATTCATACGTTTGCCGAGCTATTGTAGTCGGGTCAATAGAAACTAGCTGATTTATGCC